AGGTAGAGATCTGATTAGAGATAGAACAGTACTAGATGTAGTTGCGTAACCTTTGTTAGCAGCCTCAGTCAACATAGCACCAATGGTAATAGGTTTTCTCATACAGGCCAGGATCAAACCTGGACCTATAGGAGAATAATCTATTCCTTCAGAAGTCTTCCAACGCTTAGCGAACTCTACAGTATCATCTGATATTATAGATTTCCCTAAGTTAATTGAAAGGCCTAGAAGTTCCATCAGTCGAAGGTACTCAGAGGCAACATCATCATGATTAATGACGATGTCGTCCCCGAGGACCGCGTAGTTGGTGAAATTGTTAACACCTACCCGTTGTGCACAAACTTGAACTATCACGTGATGTGTTAGCGCAAGCATAGCCCAGGACGAATAGGCCCCCATTGGTTGACCGACCGAATACTTAACGTACTCAGAACGGTAGAACCAACCGAAGGAAAGTAAAGATTTCCAGAGTGCACCATTAACGCCTAAGGCGTTAAGGATGTCAGCCTGAAGATCTATCGGCAATCTATCAGTAGCAGCTGTCAAATCAAAACTGTAGAACTTATGACCAGCTAAGCGATTAGACAATAAATTGTCTAGAGGCTTAATCTGATCAAAGGTTCCATCAGTTTGTATTCTTCTGAGACTATTAAAAATAGACTCATGAAGTGGTTTAAGACCAAGTTGAATCCACCAGTTCGTAATTGCTACGACTCTGGCTTTTCCAGCTTGATCATAAACTATAGACAATCGCCCAAGATGGAGCGGTTTAATCAACCGTAGTCCTAAAAGAACTAAATATACAGGACCTGCCCATAGTATTAAAACTATGAATTGGATCAAATAACCATAAGACTTAGTTAACAAGCTAAGTTTTATGAAACTCACGAGCTGCAGAGGGTAATGGATGAATGCTAATGCATCCACACCAGCACCCCATGTGGCAACGTGAGAATTTGGACCAGCAGATTCTGATATGAACCCTTTGAAGGATCCAACCGATGCTCTAACCTTTAGAGTTTTCAACGCCCGAATAATACCTTCTTTAGGAAGAGTATTAGCTAAACCGGAAAAGGGACTAGTTATAGTTCCCAAATCAGGTTTAACAGGAGTTGGAAAGGTTCTAAAAGAAGACAACAGTGTCAGAACGGCTCTTACCACATT